CCCACAAGCTCGCATCTTGTATGTGGTTTACAAGAGAGGCGGAAACTAACTCTAATTTTTAGTCACAAGAAGTCGGGTTATTGATGGATATGCATACTGTGTTGATACGACGGCGTCTGACGAACGCCCGAGATTACCGGCTTTTTATTCACCGAACCTGTTTCCCAGGATCCCACGACAGCAACTCACCAAGGTTGGCTCCGACATAATGTGATGGAAAGCGCACACTTACTTCTATTATATTAATTTAAATCTAAACCATCAATATATGCTCGCGCACGCATTTTACCCAGGTTATTGAGAATCCTCTGGTACTGGGATCTCTGGATAACACTGAGTTTGGATAACTTGTTATCTAGATCAGTTTGATCTTGCGTCTTGCGGAGGCTACCTCTAAGAGACGATTCACCACTCCTTAAAGAACCCCCTAATTTAGAGAGAGTACCTTTGAGTGTTCCTGCCTTCTTAGGTGGATCACCTGACTCATAAGCTGGCCGACTCCAGTCTATTTGATCGCTTGTTGCAATCGTAACAGCCTGGTCGGCATTACGCCAAATCGGAGGCACGTAATCAGGATCGTCCTCCTGATTTACCTTCTCCGAGGGCGGCACAAAGTCAGGGATTTCTTCCTGAACTATTACGTCCGGTGGTTCTAGCCTGTTGATTTCTTTTAAGTCCCTTTCTAATTCGGCCAGGTTTTCTGCAGCTTCTTTAGCTTGCAGGATCTCTCTGGCGGCATCATAAACACCTGTCTGAGACGGGTACCCATAAGCTTTAACGAGAGGCTCAACCTGGTTTTCAACATTTGAGGGCCTTGATTTAGAAATCTCTTCTTTTTCTTTGGCACTTAACCGTGATAGGAACCCTTTGGGTGGAAGCTTCGATTGTGTTGGGAGCTTCCCTTTAAGCGATTCTGCGAATTGGACATCACTATCACTAACCGGAGTTGATGGTCGATTACTAACTATACTACTACTACTACTACTATCATCTTCACTGACATATTCCACAGGTGTGGAACTATCTTGCAATCGGTGAGAACGATTGACGCCAATATGACCTGGTCTTGGCGATTTCCTAATGTACCGAGAACTCCTTGCACCTTCTAAGTGCTCATCAAGCACTACTGATACCATACCAAATTCCATATCTCTATCTGTCCAATCTCCGTAAGAAACACAAAAGTTGTACTTAGCTGTTTTCTTCACAGCTGGAGCGACAAGAAAGAAACTTGCATTAGGGCCGGTAGTTACTAAATGGAATGAGATAATTCCATCTTTCTCGACTACTTGATTTTGATCGAATCTGTCACCATTGATCGTTAGATCTGGATGACCATACTTCCAATCATTATCGGCCTTGTTATTGGTTATGGTTACATTGTTCTGCTGGCCAACATTCCACACCTTAGATGAATCGTCGTCGTAAGCAATCATGCCATCGCATTTTCCACGATGCGGGTCTGAAGTGCTAGACGCTGCCTGGTAGCCTTCACAAGAGATCTCAATTGACCAAGTACCTTCAGGCACTGGATATACAAACATTGGGATGGCCTCAACAGAATTTTGTGAGTACCATTTTGCATCTATGTTTGTCCAACTGGAATTTTCATCTTCGATGTATCTGATCCTCTGATTCCGGATGGAATATAAGGAAATACTGTCGGAAGACTGTCTAGCACTAATGAGTGTAGACAACGTACCGGTGTACGCGATAAATCTCTCGTGTTTGGCTGGCGTTGGTTCAGGTGTTGGTGTTGGTTGGGGTGCTGGGTCTGGACCTGGTTTCGGACCCGGTTCTCCGTCTACCTATTTAGCATTCTGCGTTAGGACATTGATCGAGATCTTAAAGGAGCCTGCGATCTTGGACTCTCCGTTCCCTTTATAGTGGATCTTGAATTGATCTTCACTGGTATCATGCCATTCGAGGCCATTGATAGCTCTGGTTGGGAAACGTTTCGAACCGCTCTTTGTGATACTGAATTTATTGAGTAGCGATTGAATTTCGGAGTACTTGCAGTGTGGGTCAAGTTCATAAGCGATGGAACCTGACGAGGTGGAAGAGGCCTCGGTGATGAACTGTAATAAGACACTCGTGATCTTATATTCATGGTAGGCCTTGAGTATTCCATCAGAGAATGGCTTGCATTCTGATAAAGACGGCCCGAAAGTGATACTTCCCTTGGAACTACCATTGATGCCGTCCTTTGAAAACACGAATGTGTGAGCCTTGCCTGATCCTCCGGAAATATAGCTTCCTCCTCTATTATTTCTCCTTCGTCGTCGTTGTCGTCCTCTGCGTTGTGGTCGGCTGGTGGCCGTTGGAATAGCCATGAGCTGAACTCGTGGAGCGCGTCTTGCTGCCCTACGATTGCGTCGTCGTTGTATTGCGACATTGCTAACCGCGACCATACTCGTTTATTATCTCGCGCAGATTCTTTGAAATTTTTAGGTAGACAAAATAAATTGCCAATATTGATACAGGGATGCTGGAAATGAATCCAGAAGCAAAACCTGATAGGAATTTGTAATCCGTTGCAATTTATCGGTATGTACTAGCGTAATCTAATAGACTAACTACTACTAATATTATTACTACTATGGTTACTATGAGTGCTTCTATTTTGAAAGTATTGGTAGCGACACAGAGTTTCGTGCTACACTCGCAATTGAAAGCAAAGTTTTATCTAGTAAAGGCGTCAATCTCTTTACACCACGGGGTTCGATATGGACCAACAGATTGTCGAAATATCGTTCAACAAGGACCTGTGTCTGTGGGTCAACCCCGCTGGACTCCCAATAACTCAACCTATTATCCATTGTTATTGGTTCCTCAACTCGCTCTTTCCTGAGCCCGAGTTTGTCCTGCGTTCCAAAAGAGACAATTCTTTCTATTGCTTCTTGCGATACTTTCTTGTACCCCGATGCTTTAAATAGGCATTTGTGATAAGCATCAAGAACAGGTACACCACTATTCAAG